TGCTAATTGTCATAGAGAGATACATTCTGGTATAAGAGAAATATAATATTAACATCGCGGAGTGGAGCAGTTGGTAGCTCGCCAGGCTCATAACCTGGAGGTCGCAGGTTCGATTCCTGCCTCCGCAACTATCCAATAGTTGATTGTGTTCAACGTTAGCGTCCATTGCCCGTAAAGGGTGATGGGCTTTTTTATTGATCAAAAATTCAGGTATATATAAAAATAGGTACTCAATTGAGTACCCTACAAAAATAGGGTAACGAGAATTGATGCCTCTAAATAAAAACATTTTTTCTCGTTACCCTCGCTTTTGTTATAATTAGTAATTGGAAGATTCAAAAAAATCTCAGGGGAGTGTGTAGTTTATGACCGCTGTCGATAATCTCCCCTGAGTCAAGAATAGTGACATCATAAATATACATTATTATTTTGAAATGTATATAGATATTATAATTTTTTCTATTGTTCAAAAACACGCACAGTATTACAAGGGAGAAATATATGCCTCAATCCTCCCTCCCTATGCCTATCTATTTTTTGGTGTGCTGTCAGAAACAACGTACTCAATCGAGTACCCTGCCCGCGTTTATGCGGTGATGGCGTAACGTACAAGGATGGCAATGACCACCACAAGAATAAACCTTAGGATTAATGTACTATCCCTGAATGCCCTCTTGTTCACCAGGCACGTAATCGCAATTATCTGTATATACCTCTCCCATTCATATAGAATGTACAGGAGGATAATTATTAGTATCCACAACATAATATATGTTTCTTATTTTTGATTGATCAATATCTACGAATAAGAGGGTGAAATTTTGATCAATCATGAAATCCCACCCTCCGATGTCCTTAACCGATGGTTTTACATAAATGGGTAGAGGTTCTTATTCAGCCATTCCTCATCCATATAGTTCAGCATCATTTCTCCCATCTTACATTGAAGCTCATACTCATCCACCCCATCCACAAGCTGTGATGCGGGACAGCGCGTATTGGCGTAGCAATCCAATGCCTCAATTCCGTTGTCAAAATAGATATTCCTATAGTTCACCCATCTGTTAGGTGTAGCAGAGACTCCGAGGTTAATTTCGGTCTCGAAAAGCATTACCGCGTATTTCCTCTTACTCATTGCTCAGGTTATTTTCGTGACAATACCGTTGAAGCAGCACTTCAATTTCACTCAATGTCTCAGGCAGGTCTTCCTTTCCGTTCAGCTCTGCCATCAGGTTCAAAACAAGTTGATTTATAATATACATATTTTCCAATGATTTATGTTATTTTAACAAATATCAGGGTGATGTATCATCCTCCCCGAATCACAATGCAAAGATAAGACTTTTTTCTGATATGGGCAAATTTTAGGATCAGTGCCATATATATACCCATATATAAAAAGAAAAGGTACTCAGTCGAGTACCGTCCCCTTAATAAAAATCCTGTCAGGATTGGTGTTTTATTTTCCTCCTCCCTTAATATCTGTTAGGATACAGGTTTTTCTCTACAAGTGTCTTCATTTCCCGTGGGGTCATGTTGGAATTAAAGCTTTCCTTCGGCAGGAATATGGTGTACTGCTCAAACAGTTGTGTAGCCTTGTCCTTAATCACCTTGGGAATTGAAACAGAGTCGTCGAAATAGAATCTCATAAGCTCCTTTTCAAGGTCTGATGTGGACACAAACACATCCCTGTCGATGTTCTTTTTATAGTCATACACCGTGATCTTGAACCCTGTGTAACGCTTTCCATTGAACTTGATGTCTGTCCACTTCATTTCAATGGGCGTGGGCTTTACCTTGTCGCTTTTCTTAATCTTTGCCATAGGACATTTTTTCTTTTTAATGCTTATTGTTACTTATTCCTTGCAAAGATAGGGCTTTTATTCCATATAGCCAAAAAATTAATACTTATTAACATTTCATATAATAGGTGTACGAAATACACTATCTATCCTTTTAGGTATATTCCGCCTTCAGAAGGTTGGGCGGCGTTTTTGAATATTGCCTTTAATATAGTAAAAAATATGGAACGGCCAAACGAAAATGAGAAAAAAAAAATAAATTCATTTTTATTTGGCCAATTCAGGAAAAATACTATATTAAAACCAATTAAATGGTAACAGCGGGACATAAAAAATGCCGCCACTTGTCTTCACAGATTCGCGGCGGCGGGTTAAGCCAAAAAAAACATTTTATCGTGTGTACTATATTATCTTTGTAGTCTTCTCAAAACAACGTCAGGAGTGCCGTTATTCTCATAGTCCCAATTTGCAGGAGCGTATGCAGGATTCCATTTATACCTGTCTATTTCCTTGAACCCTTTCTTGCCATAGAAATCGCTCAGGAAGCCGTCAAAATGGTCTAAGGTAGTTCCTCCAAGCCTGATGGCAGAATCAATCAGGGCTTCTCCTATACCCCTTATATCGGTATTGTTATGTACGGATATTATATCCATATCCCCGTTACCCATAGGCTTCAATGCAAAACCGATCTCATAGCCCTCAACTTGGAATGTCTGTACATTATGTTTCTTAAACTCCTCAACCGTATATGGTGTCAGGAACTCGCTTCTCTTATTTTTTGCAACCTCGGCAACAAACGATTCGTAATCATTCCTTATATATAAATCATTATTGATTTTATTGAGAATGTCAACCCTTATTGAGGATAATGGCGTATTTTCTTCTAAGACATGTTCAAAGAGACCTTGCTGATACAAAGCCTCCCTGATGCAATTTGTCGGTATTTTATTGTGTTTCTGAAAGAATTTGATGTCTTCTAATAGCTCCATCTGTTTAAGATATTTTCATATAAATAGTTCATTGTCTGATTTAATTTATACATTGAACCCATTTTTTTATTATCCTCTGTCAAGTAAAGCCTCTTGTTTACCTCTATCATAAACGAATTATAATAGAAATCATTGTGGGGCGTTATTGAATTTGAATAGGGACTATTCAGTTTTACGGTGTAGCCGAACCCCTCGAAGAACTGGCATATCTTTTCAATATACAAAGCCTTGGGGCGGCTCCAATCTTCATTAAAGCCGATGCAAATATCAACGTCTGGGGCTACTTCATTAGGGAATGAATGGCAGTCGATAATAACACAGCCCTGACACATTTCATCTGCAAGCTTTTCCTGATGCTTATACCACATCTGCATTGCAACGGAAAAAAGGGAATGGGTGCGCTTTCTCTTGCAACCATTGAAATCCGTATAGAAAATCCCTTCTCCCTTCGTTTCAAGTGGGTCGCCTATCAGTCTCTCCACATCACAGAAAAAACGCGATACAGGGCAAACTACGGGCTTTACAAGCTCATTGTCGTTAGGGGCGAAAAGAACGTCAGTAAATGTATCAGTCCATTTACTTACCTCACTCTGAATATCCCCCTCCCATGTATTGATATACAGGTTATCTGATGAATGCGGGATATTCAGGACTATTTTCTTGTATCTTCTTTCTTTCATAACAATGCAAAGATAAGGGCTTTTTATTATATGGCCAAATGTCTTAACATTTTTTAAGGATTAAGGACAAATAGCTTTTCAATCTTTGTGTTCTGTTTGTTTCCTGTCTTGGTAGTACCCATCCCGTCTTTTTTCTTCGCCTGCCATATACATTTGAAATCATCGGGGGCATTATATTCAGTAACTAATACTTTATAACCGTCAATACTTTTTTGCCTTGCCCAATGCCAAAAAACAAAATGGTCAAAATCAGATTCATATTTCTTGGTTCCCATATATGGGGGGTCACAAAATAAGACCGAATTTTCAGGTATCGTTATTTCATTTCCCAAATCATGATAAGACCGCCACCAAAAAGCCGTACTGTCAAGATATTTGAAAGCCTCAACCTGTTTTTTTAATCCATTATACGCCTCTTTAATATGGTCTTCATTCTTATTCGGGTTAAAGTGAGCATATCCGTTAAACCATGCGCCGCCATAAGAACAAGCTGAACCAACAAAACCGATAAGATAGTCACAGTATCTGTTATCATTATTCAAATAGGACCGTCTTATATCCTCGTATAGGGCGAATGTCAGCTCATCTGAATTTTTCGGCAATTCCAATGAATCCAACCCATTATCCCTTATCTTAGTCCAAAGATCAATGATATAGTAATTTGTGTCGCATGCAACCTTATTCTTTGAGGGTATTTCTGAAATCACATTCATTCCACCTCCAAAGCAATCGAAGAAAACGGTATTATTATCCGTACCGTTCATAATAAACGGCAACAGTTCCTTCATAAATCGTCTTTTACTGCCTGAATATCTCATATTGCAAAGATAAGGAAAAAATCCGATATAGCCAAATGAAATGAGGGAAAAGTTCCACAATATGTTTGTGAAAAACCTTTCCCTACTTATTAGCTAATGAGCAAAAACTTATTCGTCAAAATCGAGGTCGGCAACGTCGAAGTCGGAGACGTAATCCCAAAAATCGCTGAACATTTCCTCTTCACACTCGGACTGCCATTCAGAAAGGGCATCGTAGTAATCGTCCTGGAATTCAAAGTCATCTTCTTGTGGCTCTCCCTCTTTTTCGGAGAAATCACCATAATCAGCCTCTTCATAGTCTATTTCTCCATAGAAATTGTAGGCATTGCTTTCCTCGTGGGCGGCAATAAGGACGGCGACCTTGAATGTCTGTTTAATCCAACGTAGCCACTCCTCTGGATAATGCCAAGGCGTATCGCAAGTGAATTTAACGGTGGCTACATCACCTTCCACAACCAACTCCATACCGTCAAGAGTGGCGTTCCACTTACAGCCGTAGTGTATTTGTGACTGATAGTCATACCAACCCACAGCACCATAGGTCTTTTTCTGCTGTTCCTTGATTTTTGACAGCTTATTGTCGTGGTCGTTGGCCGTGTCCCACTTTAGGAATGTGTCGGGAACAGGGCGGAACGTACCCATAGTAAGACCGTTGCTATAAATAATCTCGGCAGGGTTATCCTCTCTCTCACCCTTGCGGTTTTCCCCCCAACCAAATTCTGAGGTCTTGGTTTTGGCATTTGCAAGAAGCAATTCAAAAGCCTTTTCAATATCTTTTTGGGGTTCCATGTTTGAGTTCTTTAACCCCTCGTTAATAAAGTTAAGGACGTTTTCCTTTTTGCCCTTAACGGCTACTGAGTTACGGCTCCAGTTAGGCATGTCTTTAATGTTTTTTATTTGTTAATACTTGTTGTTTTTGAATTACAGTGCAAAGATAAGACTTTATTTTTATTCGGCCAAATCTTTTAACAACTTTTAACGAAAAATTTTTTGCCATTAGAAATAAAATACTATATTAAAAACAATATATGACAAGCCGCCTTCAGTGGATCCGTCGTTACGGGAACGATATATACACAAAAAAGGAGAGCCATCCCTTTTTATGGAATGACTCCCCGTCAACAAGCAACAAAATAAAAACAATCAATATTATGGAATACCAAAAGTTTTTAGGCTCCATAACGGGAATCGAACCCGTCCCGCGCCCGAACCGAATCAGCGCATGCCTTACCGACACAATCTATGGAGCAACCTGTAATTAGTATGGAAGAATTAGCCTTACTCAGCCTTGCGATAGCCCAAGGTTTCATCATCGTCACCCTTCAAGATTGCAGCAACCTCACTTTCAAAGATGTCAATGATGGTTTCGCCGTTTTTCTTGCTAAGACGTTCAAAGATGTCCATGATGTCAAGGTCAAGTTCCTTATCCTCACCAACCTGCTCACTATACTTTGAATAGTAGTCGAAGAGGATGCCAAGTCCCTTCTTGATAGCCGCTGAATCCCTTACGGCAATGGTCTTTGAGGAAAGGCGGTCAAGGTCTGCAAGAGTGATTTTCTTCTTCTCCGTACCCTCGATTCTCTGTGCGGCAGCAAGAATTTCCTTAACGGCTCCTGCCTCATCATCCTTACCGTGTGCCTGATAGATACGGCGTACTTCTGTACCCTCAATCTTACCCTCGCGCATTAGGGCCTGCACACGCTCGTCACGCTCTGTATGGGTAAGGAAAATGGTCTTCCACTTTGCAAAACCGAGCTTCTTCACAATCTCGTCGGGCGTATAGCCAAGGTCAACGAACTTGCGGAATGCGATGCCGTACTCATACTCCGAGAATTTCTTTCCCTCGTTGCGGATAAGCTGCTCCACAAGAAGCTCGTCAGGTTTCAGGGACTTGGAGAGAAACAACGCAGGAATGCGCATAATGTCAGCACCCTCTGCCATCAAGGCCATTGTCGCACGATAACGGCGTTCACCATCTACAAGGCGGTATTTCTCATTTCCGTCCTCGTCCTTGAACGGGATGACCGAGATAGGATTCTTCACACCGTTTTCACGGATGGATTCCTTTAGCTCCTCCAGGTCAAAGTCGATACGGGAGTTGAAACCTTCAACCACAACGATGTTACGCGGGTCAATGTTATACAGGTCTCGCTTTGTAGTCTTGTTAATCTCTGTCTGATTTTCCATAATCCAAATTTTAATTAATTGCTTTTTTACTTTGTTTACTTGCTCTCTCTTGTCCTACTGCTCAATTTGCAGTAGGCTTGTCCATGTACAGGTTGTACAGCTTAATCTCATTGGGCTTGCCCTTGTTGATGATTTTACTCAACTCTGCGGTCACACGGTTGCGCTTCATAGCGGCTTTGAATGTTCTCTTACTCATAAGTCTTGATGTTTTTTTAATTGTTTTTGTTACTTTTTTTGATATGTTTGACGGTGCAAAGATAAGATTTTTATTTCACACCGCCAAACGGTTTAACATTTTTTAACGGTTTACCAACTCATTACAACGTAAAGCTGCTCGTCGTCTTTCAAGCCCTTCAACAGACCCTTCATCTGTTTCAGGCAATCCTTCACATCATTGTAATACCAATCATCGTACTCCGTAGAGCCGAAGAAGAAACCACTTTGTGTAGGCAGGAGCATCGGGCCAAGCGTATGGTCTTTCAAAACCTTCTCGCAACGGTCTATGATGTCCACAAGGTCTTCACGCTCAATCCAAGCCGTCTCATCAACAAGCTTCTCTGCAAAATAGTGATAGAAGAAATTCACCTTGCGGAAATAGCCCACGTATGGCGCATAATGCTCTTTCAGAATCTCGTCGCGCTTCTTCTCGAATACCGACACGGGAACAGGTGTATAGATGTACTTGCCGTCTTTGTAGTCGTATTCCACACCAAGCTCCTTATAGTGGAACTGCGGATATGTGGAGAATGCGCATATTTTCTTGATGTTGCGCTCGTATGCGGCGTTGTAGTTCTCAGGCTTTGTGCGTTTCAGGGAGCGTACAGCACCGTCATACACCTTTGTCAGTTCCTTACGGGAATCATCATCAGCCTGCTTGATAATCTCTTCCCAATCCTCACGACTACTAACATTCTTTGTCCGAGGCTTCACAATCTTGTGAATATAAACATCTAGTCCCATGTTTGTTTTTTTTTTAATTATTAATAAAATCTAAATCATTACATTCGTCTTTAAATTTCCATACAAAACCAGCGCTCGTAAGGCTTCTTCCATGAAGAACATTTCCTATAGATTTTTCATTTGCACCTGTCATTCTTGATGCTTCTTTAATGTTACTAAAGGTAGCCACATACTTACCATCTTTTGTAAATTGACAAACAGAACTTCTATAAGGACGCAATGGTTTAACTTCTGTTTCAGATTCAGCATAACGCCATATATATCCATAAGCCCTGCTTTTTCTTCCGAGGCAACAAGCGCAGATATTGGCTTCTGCTTTACATACTCCTAAAAAATCTTCGGCTTCTTTTATTGAATCCCATTCTTTAACAAATTCACCTTTTAATGTATATTGTTTGATTTTATGCTCTTTTGGTATGGCAGTTCCGCTTTTACCTCCATTAGCTATATTGTATGATTCACCTTTTTCTTTATACTCTTTAATTAATTTTTGCTCTATTTCGTCTGCTTCTTCGCTGGTAAGATTTTCATACAGTATTTCTTTTTTAAAATTATCCCATCCATATTTAATGATCGCGTTAGCTATTGCTGCTTGTAAAAATTCTCCTGTTATTTTATTAAGCACCAAATATCCTTACCACCATTTCTGGAACGCTCATTTAATGTTTTTTTACTTGTTTGCCCTATGTACACACCTCCACTTGGGGAAGTGTATTTGTAAATAATGTATTTTCTTTCCATTCTTCAAAAAACTTTTTCATATATAAATATATGGAAATTTAAGTTTTTAATGTCGAAAACCATCATTTTATTTACAATGCAAAGATAAGGCTTTTATTTGAGACGGCCAAATCGTTTAGAGTTTTTTAACAATCCCTTGTTGAGGCTAAAGAAGGATTTCTTTGCGGGAGCGGTCTCATTCGTTTGAACTGTTTTCGATGGCTTATTACTCTGCAACCAATTAATATGCTCCACAATCACATCGTTTTCACCGAGAATATCCATGTTATATGCGTAATGATTTCTCATCTGCTCACACACGGTCTTAGCCTCTTCTAACGTATATTTCGGTAATGGACGAATAGGAGTGGTTCCATACCAATGCTCATCACACCATTCAATGTAGCGGCTTTTGCCTCCCTTATAATTTATTCTTACTACGTATAGTTCCATAACTGTTATTTGTTTTTATTTCTCGGTGCAAAGATACGACTTTATTTTGATATGGCCAAATCCTTTAACAACTTTTAACAATTTCGGTACTCAATCGAGTACATACACAGTCGGGTCGGGCTTGCCGTTATTGTAGAACTTCACGAACCTGCACCCATAATAGTCCATAAGCTCTGCCAACATTTGAAAGTGTATTTTATCGGCTCCGTTGCACATAGTGGCAATATCCACATCCGTAAGATGATGGATGCCGTAAATGTCCTTGCCGCCGAGGTTTATATGAAATGCCGTGAACCTGTCCTTCTCAGAATCCTTTCTTGTATAGAAGTCTATGGTTTCATTCACTTTCAGCCCGCCCATCAGTTCGGTAAGCTTTGAAAACGGTATTTCCCGATATGTTTTCATATTGAGTTCCTTTGCAAGGGCATTGTATAGCTCCTCTGCATATTTTGGCTCATAGTAAACCCTGAACACAATGTCCGAGAAAGTGTGATGAAGTAGGCAGTTTCTTATCTCCGTAACCTTATCGGCTATGGCGAACCTACTATTTAGCAGAATGTTGATAACACGCGGGACTACCGTATTGTAGTAAATGTCGGCTACAATGGCAGATGGCTTACTGCCTAAGATCGAGGGCAGCAGGCGCATTTTCTCATCCTTGCTGAATGATTTGTACCAATCAACAAGATAATCAGGACACGCATTACCGAACATTACCCTGTGGGCATTAAGGAGTATTGCCATAAGTTTTTGGCGAAGGGCTTCAAATAAAGTCCCTTCAGGATTCTCATTTTTTCTTGTCATACGTCTTTTATTATTCATTATCTCTGCAAAGATAAGATTATTTTTTAATATGTCCAAACGAAAACGGGATTATTTTCAACAGGAGGTTCCGCCGCGTCGTCAGGAATAAAATTATTGGGTTTAATATAATAAAAAATATGAAACGGCCAAATAAAAACAATAAAAAAAGCACCCCACACCGTCAAAAAGACGGGTGAGATGCCCACGAACAACATCCTATTGGATTGAAGTATGCTTTGTTAGAACTTACATTTGAACTTCGGCGTGATGCGCTTGTAGCCCTTGACTTCGGCCTTGTCATCGGACACGTCGATTATGTCGTATGCCCAACGTCCGACCATATCAGCATCAGGCCATCCCTCTCCGTAGTCGCCGCCACCACGTCCGTTGCCATCAGCGCACAGTAGGGGCAGGGGATGCACGACATAAGCGTTAGGCTTAAAAACAGGAACCGTGACGTACTCCTTCTTTGTACGGTTGATGATGTATTTGTAGCTGTGAAGCTGCGAGTAGTTGGGAATGGCACGCTTGTAAAGCTCATAGAGGCCGTGACCCGAACCACCTTCCACAAGGTCAGATGCTTTCTCATAGATGTCAAGCGTTCCCTCGAACTCAACTTCACCGTCGTATTCGTGCTTGATTTCCTTCGGGTAAGCCTTGGTGACTTTCTTGTCCGCGTAGTCTCCGCACCACACAAAGGGATGACCCTTCATACCGTGAGCAAGCAGGTACATTACGGCCATTACGAACTCGTTGCCGACGTAGCTGTGTTCCATCAGTTTTGCCCCATTGTCATAGTCCCAGCTATACAACGTCATTTTCACTGGCTGTTTTGACGTTTTCCAATTCTTTTTCAGAATACATGGATGATAATACTGTCCCATAACACTTTAATTTTAATTGTTTATACTATTATTATTTATTTCATTCTACTGTCAATATATTCTTTCAGTTCTTCGAGAGTTCTTCTTTCACTCTGCTTATCCTTGATGTAGTTTTTATTGCAGAGTTTTGCCGCATAGAAGTGTCCGTAGAAGTTATTACCTATCATTTCTCCCACTTGAAAGACCTTGTAGCCTTTATACATTCCGCAATAGTATTTCTTATCCATAATCTAATATTGTTTTGTTTTCTGCTGCAAAGATAGGGCTATTTTTTGAATCGGCCAAATTCTTTAACAGTTTTTAACTAAAGTTTCGGCTCTTCACAAAGTTCTCCCGTGTACGGTGAATATATAGTACCACTTTCAACGGTTTCACTCTCTACTGCAAACAAGCCTGTCCCTTTCTCATAGTAGATTTCAAGCTCGATTTCCATGCCCTTGAAAGGTATATTTTTTGACGTTTCACAGGGGAGCTAATGCAAGAACCCTCACCGTCCAGACACCCGCACCTCTACGGGCGTTTATATATATTTAATTATATTTCTTAACCCCTCTTTTTGTTAAAATTCAGCATCAGGCGGAAGCAATGGTGCTTTTTTGATGCAGATAATCGTTGTTACTAGAGAAATAACATAATATACCGCCAAGCAGATTAGAAATATTTTCATAAGTCCTGTTTTTTTTTTAATAGTTTTCAGCCCAAGCGATCTCCTCTTCCACCTCTCTGACAAACTTGTCAAGGTTGAAGTCCTCGTCGTCGAAGTCGGGTATTTCACCTGCATACTCAGCAAGCAGTGTACCCTCGTCAGCATCGTACACGTCGATAAGCGAAACGCTCTTGTCACAATCCCACGCGCTCTTTACCGTTACTGCGCGTCCGTTACTAAGTTCAAAAGTCTCTTTCATTTTGTTTCATTGTTAAGTATTGCTTGTACTCCTATTAACTCTCCCTTTTTGAATCCCTCTTGTTTTACAATAACGGACATTGCCTTTCTTACTGTTGTGGGTTTCGTCTTTACGGTCTTGATAGAACCGCCTTTCAAATAGCAATCCCACTCCGTAAACTTTGTTTCAAATGTAGCTTCTTCTTTATACATATTGTTTGTCTGTTTTTTACATTGCAAAGATAAGACTATTTTCTGAATTGGCCAAGCCCTTTAACATCTTTTAAGGATTTTGGTACTCGGTCGAGTACCGTGTTAAAATATGTAACCGTGAAACTTTGCGAGCCAATAGCCTTTGCACTCCTCATTCGGGGCGGTATTGTTATTCCACGATTCCGTAGTCTTAATGCCCTTCTTTGAGAGTCGGTAGATTTGGAAGTGATTTGTACCGTCGTGATGGTAGGCATAGACGTGAACCACACCGTTTTCAACCTCCGCTTTCAGGTTGTCAATATCCTTGCCGTAGCATTTCCTTATGGCAGAATACAGATCCTCGCAACGCACAGGATATATGTCAGGGCTTCCATTCCATAATCCAAGTTTTCCCGTGATAATTACAGGACACTTGCATTGCTCTGCGTGAGCCATATTGAGACGCAGGTCATCCCACTCCATTTGCTGGAATTCAGACACATAGTCCCAATAGTCCTGAGAATCCTCATCATCAGGCTCAATCTCATTAACTCTGCAATATTCAACATATTCCTTATATTCAGGAATATAGGTATCGTCAATCAAGACGTATTTAGGCATGTTCTTTCTCATAGTCTTACCCTCCTTTCTTATTCCATAGGTGGAAGTAGTACATTGTCGATAAAGTCACACAGATCGTAGATTTCAGACGTGGATACGGAATCAATGTCGTATTCGTCACAATCCTCAGTACACAGGGTTATCTCCCCCTTTTCATTCATATCCACACCATAGACGGTGGAGAAACAGTTTGAAGCATACTCAGGGTGGTTTCCGCCGTCATAATTGACGCAGACGCTGCAATCCAATTCTGAATCATCCCATTCAAGATGCTTGCCGTTCTTTTTCAGGACACGCTTCAGGAATTTGATGCACTCCTTGCGTACCTGACCCTGCAATTTCAGCCAATCCTCTGCAACGGCTTGGAACTTCTCTTGCTTTTTCTTTTTTTCCATAATGCTTACTTGTTTATTTGCTACTTGTTTTCCTTAATTACAGTGCAAAGATAAGACTTTTCAATGACGTGACCAAACAGAATGGCAATTATTTTCGTTAAGGAGTGTTAAATGATTTTGATGACACGGGGAAGCTCCATCGACATCCAGACAATAAAACGATATTGTTTTTAATATAATAAAAAATCTGATGCGGCCAAACAAAAAACATTTATTTTTGTTTGGTGGATTCAAAAAATTTGCTATATTAAAATACAATATAAAAAACACCCGCCTTCAGGAGGACGACGGATCCTGTTCGAGGTTATATAAAAAATAAGGGCTATCCCCAACAAAGTGAGAATAGCCCGATGAAAGTAGTGTTATTTGGATTTTGCTATGCAGCCAATCTGAAAGCAAGGTCGTGTACCGTCTGCAATTTCTTCTGCACAGAGCCGTCCATAATGGCGTTGAACTTCTTTTCATCACCGCCCCAAGTGGCGACGTTCTGATAGAAACAGCTTACACCGTTGATAAGCTTCAATGCAGTGCCGTTTTCCAGCAAGTCCTGACCCACACCTGTATAGATAGTGTCCTTAACGGCCTCCATAATGTTCCTGCTGCGTGTGCTGATGTCCTCATTATTGAGGTTGAAATCCCCACGCTTATAGACCTTGAATACGTCAGGGGCAAACAGAGCCTCCGCAAGAATCTGCTCCTGCTGCTTGTCAGTGAGGCGAATCTTTGCAAGGGCCTGCAATTCCTGTTCAAAATACTCCTTATAGGTATTGTAAAGCCCAAGGGTGCGGTAAGCCAACTCTGCGTTCTGCTTATTCAGGAGGTCGATACGCTCATTTACACGGCTTGTATGCTTGAACGTGATTTTACCCGAATTGTTACAGAGAGCAAGGTTGAGGGTATTCTGGCAAACCGTTCTTACAGGTGTCACCATAGCCGTTACTGCGCCTGTGCCGTCGTGCGAGGTAGTGAAAACCACATACTGCTCGATAGTGTCATCCTTATGACCAAGTATGACGGGTTCGGGGAACTTAGCCGTGATAAAGAGACGTGAGCCATTAGTGCCGAGCAAACCTGCACACTCGATAGTCGGAATGTCACCTTCGATTTTGCCTGTTGTGAGCAAGTCGATGAACTCAAACGCCTTTTGGTACTGTACCACACCGTATGAATCCGAGACGATGGCCAACGGCTCGTTGTAGTCATAGCGCATAGTTGCCTTACGTCCTTCCACAATGAGGCTTTTCAGCATTTCCACGCTTACAAACTGTCTGCCGTCCACAATCTGCGTATCCTCAGAATTGATAGCCATATTGCCACCAAGCAAACCTTCAAGTTGAGGTGTTGCTGCGATTACAGGCTGCAAGCCCACTTCAAAATTTGCGTTGCACCCTTCAATGGCCTCCTTGACTGTAAGGGGTTGATCGTACACTCTGCCAAGGCGATGCCAAGCGCGTTCTTTCTTGCCGTTCTCCACAAATGAGAACTGACCGTTTCTTTCTTCAATGTTAGCTGCCATAACTGAAATCCAATTAGTATTGTTAAATTATTTTACTTTTTCTCTTCTTGACCCCTCCCACCGAATTGTGAGAGGGGGTGTCGTTATTTGTTTAACGCCTGACTGATACCGATACCTCAATCTCTTCTCCGTACTCCACGAACTCGCCTGTTGCGAATGACTCGCACATGTGCCAACCGTTTTCATCAAGCAGATAGGAATACTGACAGTCGATTTTCTCATACACTTTTGCAGGTGTATCTCCGAGCTTCGGCTTAACCCATTTCCAATCCTCGCCGCTTCTGTTAGCATAGTGGCGGATTTCATCATCCCACACTACCGAGCAATCACCACCGACAACGAGGTTCAAAGCCTGTTCATAGGTCGGGAACGTGGTTTTCAGAACTCTGCCCACACCGTCAGGATAGCCGTCTGAATGACAATAGATACCGATGTAAGGCTTTGTGAGCTTCACCTTGCGTGACATTTCCTTGCCTATCTGCTCACCATAGCAATCCCAATTTGAGAGCTTCACAGGGAGCAATGACGGATCGAACTTCTTGAACTTACCGATGTCCTCTTTTCTGACCTTGATAATGATACTACTTCTTGTACTCATAACTCTTGAATGTTTTTTGCTTGCTAATACTTATTTTTAACTGTTTTACGATGCAAAGATAGGACTATTTTTTGATGTGGCCAAATCCTTTAACATTTTTTAACGCCTTATCTTATTTAATTTTTAATCTATGCAATAGGAAAGCACGAGAAAACCTGTCTCATTTGAAAGATAGCCCTCTATTTCATCTTCTTCAATGTCAGAGGGTATTTCCATTTCATCAGGCAAGTCCACGTCTTCACCATCAGTTTCCCAAACAATACCACTCACTTTTATTGTACTCGGTTGAGTACCTTTAGGTTCGGGGAGGCAGTTGCAAATTCTATCCATTTCAGTTATGGAGAGGTCGTCACCAAGACGTTCATACTCATTATTCCCTGTCTCTATATCCACAACCGTAACAAATACTACGCCGTCTTTAGAAACTTCGGCTTTCGTAACATAGCCGCTGCCTTCATAATCTTCGTCAATGACTGTAATGCAAGCACGCATATCGGCATCCTCATCAAACGTATAACTACCACCATGTGCTTCGATACATCTCTTCAAGTCATCGAGGGCTTCTCTGTTAAGCCTGTAATAGGCATCCATAAAATTTTTGTGTTTCATACTTTTTGTTTGTTTTTGTTATTTTGAATCCACGATATTGAAATTCTCTATTTCGGTATCATATACCTCTACGTTTTCCGAATCAGGTGTAACTTCAATGTTGAGGTTATCCACGATGTCGCTTGCGCTTGTAAGGTCGGTATCTACTATCACCCGAACCGTAACATCAATATAAACCTTGCTCATAATACTACTGTTTTATATCCTTGAAAAACTTGTTGATTTTCTCGCTAAGACCTACAATATAGTCATAGGCTCCGTCAATGCCCTCAAAATTGAGTTCTAAGACACGATCTACCACCGAGACGGGTAATTCTTCACATGAGCCAAAACAAACGCCGTATGACCCCTTAAAACGCTTCTGAGAGTATATCCTTACTGTTTTGATAATGTCGTTTGATGTGCCGACGGTAACAATGGCTACTGCACCGTCTTCTGGATGTGTTACGGAAACATTTGGAATGTCCTTGAAAAATTCATCCATTTA